GATAGCAGAGCAACAAGGCAGACCAGTTTCTGAACTTGCTAGACAAGTAATCAAATCCTATGTCAAGGATTGGAAGAAAGACGAGTTGTAATGCCTCGCTATGATGATAGTATAAAGGAAGAAGCAAGGACATTGTATCTACAAGGAATGGGATACAAGACCATTGCAAATAAGATTAAAGAGCAGTACAATAATTCAATGGCTCATAACACTATCAAGCGATGGGCTACACAAGGTGATTGGCAATCTTTACTAGACAAACAAAGAGAAGTCATAAAGCAAGAAACGGCAACTAACAGCACCCGCTCTACTATAAAAAACATCAAAACATTACAAGCAATACAATCTAAGTTTGTATCACAATTAGATAGTAGCTCCTCAGAAATTAGGGCTTACGAGATGGTTTCTGTGATCCGAGAATTGCAACGTCTTGAGGGTGCAAAAGATATACAAAACACTTTGATTCAAGAGATTGCAGAAAAGCTACCTGAAGCAATGAAGAAGGCTAAGTTATCACAAAAGCAAATTAACTTGGTAATTAGATATTGGGTAGAAATGGTGAGGGATATGGAATAGTGTTTAGAATTTGCGATAGCGAAACAGGTAAAGTAATTGTCGAAACAGATAACATACATGAGCTAGCAGATTATTTGTACAATTGCAAACCCAAATATTTTACAGTTAACATAAATCAGGAACACGTCAAGAAATGGCAGGAATTGAAGGATTAGAACAGTTTACACAACACTTACTTGCTAAAGGTCTAATACAAGAAGACTTAGAATTTATTGATTTTGCTAATGATATACTTACTGACTTTATGCGTATGGAACCTAGTGAGTACGTTCCGTTAGGAGAAATGCATAACAGTTGGTTTGATACAATCAATTCTGATAAAAGATATGTAGGAATAATGTGTGCCAGAGGTCACTTGAAGACTACGTTTACTTTGACATACTGTGCATATATGATGTCTAAATATCCAAACTATAGAGCATTGTATGTATCTGCAACACTTGACCAAGCAATAGATAAGTTAGAACAGTTTGAAGAATTGTGTAAACGTTCTTGGAGATTATCTAGCTTTATCAAAGGTAAAGAAGATGGGGGATCATGGAAAAAGAGTGAGAAGCATTTTAGCAATGGCAGTAGAATAAGAGCTGCATCTACTAGCAAATCTCTCGAAGGACCTCACGTTCATTTAATTATTTTAGATGATATTCTGGAAGAGTTTCCTAAGATGTCAGATGACAGAGTTATACATTTTATTAAAAGAGTTGTAATGCCTATGCGTTTACCAGAAGGCAAGATCTTGCTAATTGGTACGCAGAAGAGAATAGGAGATGCTACAGATTGGGTTAGACAGAGTCCAGACTGGGCACACGTTTGGCATCCTGCATTAAACGAAAAAGGCAAACCTAGATGGCCCGAATATTGGACAATGGAGAGATTAGAAGCAGAAAGACACTCTATGGGAACTAGAGCGTTTGAGTCTGAGTATTTATTGAATCCACTTGATCCAGAAACAGCAGTTATTCCTTGGGGCGTTATTGAGCCTTGTTTAGACCAGTCATTAGGATTTGGTAAACCAATAGGAGATACTGACATAGTAATTGGTGTTGATTTGGCTGTAGGTCTTGATACTACAAATGACGAGACTGCTTACACAGTTGTGTCTTATGATAGAGATACTAAAGTTCGTCATGTTATCTATCAATGGTGTGGTAAGGTAAAAGCAGAAGGAGCAGGATGGTTAACATCTCAAGTAACTAATTTAGTATCATTGGCAGAGAAATACAATCCGTCTATGATTATGGTAGAAACAAATGGGTTCCAGAGGCTTGTGGCTCATGCAGCAAAGGATTTAGCTTCATTACCTGTTAAAGGCCACAGAACAGGTTCAGAAAAACATCATGCACAGATTGGCATTCCCAGAATAGCTTTGGCTTTAGAGCAAGGCAAATACATTATTCCTTGGAGTAAATCAGTTAATAAGTCGGGACCTATTGGATCAAGAAAGTTAGTAGAAGGATTGTCAAGATTGATGTGGGGTAAGAATGGTAGACTGGATGGACATACATCAGATGCAGTAATATCGCTGTGGATGTGTGAGTTGGCAATACAAGACATTGATAAACGTGGAATACGAGTAACAAGCTGGGATAACTTCTAGGTTCTATATGCTTTCGGGATTTCTAAAAAGCCTAGAATTTGCATGATCTTAGGATTTTGTGCTCAACTTCTCAAGACAAGGCTTATATAACCCCCATCTACTAAAGTATTGTTGCTTAGGCAACTTGGTTGGAAACAACCAGCTAACAGGTGGCGACACTTACGACGGCTGGCTTCTTACCAGAAACGCCCCCGAAACGAAATAATGACTTAGTTCCCAAAGGAGCGGGATGCTCAGACGTGACGATGACTAACATAACATAAGCGAGTTAGCTGCTACACTTCCAGAAGGCGTAGTTTCCACTGGTTAGGTCAGAAGTAGTTTCAAAAGATACAAACTGGAGTAGGTATCTGGGGCATGATATTCGCAACTGGGAAACCAGTTAGAAAGGTAGACAGAAGGAGCTGAAAAAATAAAGCTGAATTCAACTAATTTGCGTTGGTGTTGGATATATTGCTACCTCGGACTGACGGCAAGGGCATGATGATGCAGTCGATATATTTCCCTATAATCAACGGAGGGCTATGTAATATCATTACAACCAACATTTGGAAGTAAGCTACTTCTGAGGTAATGATCATAGAAGGCCAATTATAGGGAAGAGTCCTAAACAAAAAAAAGGATCATAAAATATGAATAAAGGAAATACTTTAACAAAAGATGAATGGAAAGCTTGCATTGACTGTAACGACCCAATAGGAAAACATAGTAATATGGGAGCTGATAAAGAGCGTTGCAAACATTGCTACAACAAATTAAAATATGGAGTATCTGACATCAACAACTGTTTTCAAGGGTCAGTTATTACGATAGATTGATGAAGCGTCATAAGGCAGGATACAGTGAACAAACAACACTCTGTGGATATAGCTGCACAAAACAGGAATACAGAATCATGAAACATAGGCATATTAGTTTTGTAAATTGTAAGAAATGTTTGGAGTTAATAAAATGAGATGGAGATTTGATTGTTTTGTTTGCGGAGAGCGTTGGGAAGAAGAACATCGCCACTTGGAGAAATATCATTTTATGTTTAGCGAAGATCATAAAAAAGAAGGCAGACCTGTGGTTGATTGTTACAAATGCAAAATAGAATCTATCTATACACCGATAGTAGGAGACATGGTTGGAAATCGTTCTTGAAATAATTACAGGATTTCTAATG